TTGGTGAATACTGTCCACCACATTTATTTACAATTTTTAATTTTGGAACTGAACTTACACCTTCTACATTTGCTACAATCAATTCTAATTCTGAAATGTTGATAGTATTATTAAAAGTCCAATTATTAATATTAAAATAATCTTTTAATTCTTGAATACAATTTGCAACAACTTCTGATTTATTATAATTTTTAAATGTAATTACTTCGAATTCAACACCAATATTAATAATAAATCCATCATTTATATTTACACCATCGGTTAAAATTTTGTATTCGGAAAGGTATGTTTTTAAGTTTTCTTTTATTGCACTATTTAAAGAACTTAATTTACCATCCGAATCATATCCCAATAAATAAAGATTGATTGCAAATGGATTGTTCTTTTCATTTTCATTTGATGTTTTACCAATTAAGAATTTTTGTAATTCTTGTTGAACACTTCTTCTATCAGGTTCTTCACTATCTGGCTTCTCAACAAAACTCATTACTAAATCAGTAAACTCTTGTAGAGCTTTTGGTGAAGAAAGAATTGATGATGGTGAGTTGTTATCCAGTGTACCATCTGCCGTAGCGTATGCCTTTGCAACTGAGCCATACTTAGTTGGCATTGATAATACTCTTACTTCATAATCTTTAGCAGTTACTGCTCTATTTTGTGAACCAAAGTTTGCCAAAGCGTTCTGTCTGATTTCCTCAATCGTATCACCACCTTTACCACCAGTTGCAGGAACTTCGTTATCTACTGCTAAAGAATTTTTAGTTGAGTTATAAATAGCCAACTCTTGTGCTGTAAACAAAGTAGTATCTTCTTCATATTGAACACCTCTAATTTGAGTAAGTGTTCCTTTTTTTACATTAGATGAAACACCACCACCAACTAAATACTTTACAGTTATTGTTGTGTTGGATGGAGATGAACCATATGTATTTGTTTTCAAAAAGTTTGTTGGGTCAAATGATTCATTCAATTTTGAAATTGAGTTAGGTAACCCCAATCCAACATTTTTAACAGAGGGAATAATTGTTTCTTCACTAACCGATGGGTCTCCTGTACCAAATTGTATTGTTGTAGTACTATTACCATTTACCTTTTTAACAAATCTTCTAGATGTTTTTAATGTATTTAGTACATATGGAACAGTTGATTTAAATTGATAAAGGTCTGGGTCATTAGATTCGGTATTTGGATAATCTACAAATACTAACTCTTGAGCTAAATAAGGAACTTCGTACCATTTGTTTCCATTTGAATCTCTTACATCATAGATATCAATAATGTTTGTATCTACTAAGTCAATGCTTTGAAACGCTTCATACGAACCAAATGTAAATTCTTCTTCTTTTATTTCAGCTGAAATGGCTTGTACCTTTTTCTTTACCAAATAAAAAGAAGTTTCTCCACTAACAGAATCAGTTTGATAAATAGTGATTTCTCTATCCGTATCATCTGAAAAATCTACTACATCTTGAGTAATAAATCTTACCCCATTTGTAGATTCAACAACCATACCTTCTTTTAATTTCAAAAGATATGTTTCATCATAGGTATTGTTTACACCATCTCCGGTTGATGGTACTAATTGATAAACCGAAAGTGTGGTTACTGCGGGTGATGTTACTTTTGGCTTGTATCCCAAATATTGTGAAAGTGATATTACATTTTCAATATCATCTGCATGAACCATTAATGATTCCTTTAAGGTATCATCAATATAATATGAAAGCGAATCACCAATATACGATGCCATTTCAATAAACATCATACCTGGCGATGATTCGTTAAAATCAGAATAAGTAGCTGGGAAATAAGTTTTTGCAAACTCAATTAAATTACCTCTAAATTCGGCAAAATCTTTATTGAGGTATTTTATATCTTTACCCCTATTCTTAAAATTTTTTGTTGTCTTTGTTATTGCCATATCTTATTATCCCTCTACAATAAATGTTAGAGTTTCTAAATTAATATCATCTCCAATCCTAAATTTAATCGAAACATTTAATCTATTGTTATCTCGCAATTCATCAGTAGATTCAATATCAATTTCTTCTGCTGTAACATAAGGTAGCCATTGTTGTAAACTTTCATTTATTGTATCTTCAATCCTACCTTCTAAATCATCTACATTTTGTTCGAACAAAAGTGATTGTATTCCACTTCCAAATTCTGGTTGTAAAATCCTCTCACCTTTTTTTGTTAAAAGTAAATTCTTAATGTTAGATTTAACTTGGTCTTTGGTTAAGTAAGACTGTTCAAATGTGTTCTCACCAAAAGTTAATGGTAAGGTGATACCTATTGCGTAATTCGCAAATTGTTCGGTATCTTTTACAATCTTTCTACCTAACTCAACTGCCATAGTTTATTACCTATCCATTCCAGGTCTCCAAGGACCTTTCTTTTTATCCAATGCCTTCATCAAACCACTATAATCTCTATTTAGTGCTTTATCTAATGCAGGATTTCCAGTTTGAACACCTAAACCTTGTTTTGGTGCCATATCTCCGTAACCCATTTGTTGTGCTATATTTTGTGCACCCAATGTATGTGTATCATTTGAAGTGAAAGACATAGTTCTATAATCTTCACCACCAGTTACAGTTCCTTGTCTTTGTTGTGCGCTAAAAGGTTGTGTTTGAGCCAGCACTTCATTTAACACTGGGTTTTTGCTTAAAGGTTTTTGTGGTTGATTATGTAATACATTTTCAACAATTGGCTCATCCATAAACGTAGGTTGTGATGGAGTTTGTGGTTTAAGAGCTTCTCTTAATTGTTTGTTTTCTTTCAACAATTTAGCCATTTCTCTTTTAACCCCCTCCTTAACTAATTTAGGAAGAGTTGCCTTTATTTCTTCTTTTACAATAATTTGTATTGCTTTAACTAATTTATCAGTATCCATTTTTTGAAATGTTTTCCTTTCTCTATAAATATTTGTTTTGGGTTTTTTCGTTTTTTACTCACACTTTGTACCACCCATCACCAATTGTTTTTTGAAATCTTTGATTATTTCTTCAGATTCTATCGGGTCTACCACATCTTTTGGTAGTGTTGTATCAATAATATTATCCAATGATGCATCCCCACCCAATATATCTTCTTGTTGTTCTTGTTGTTCTTGTGGAGACTCATATTCTTGAGTAGGACCTATATCTGTTACAAATCCACCGCTTCCATCTGGTTGTTCTATTAAAGGTGGTTCTGAACCATCTTCTTTTGGAAAGTTAATATTTGGTATTGGGATAACAGGTGGTATCAAATAACCCGTCCAACTAATTACACCAGGCGCTGGGATTGGTGATGGTGCAGATGGATATAATGATGTTGTTTGTATAATACCACCAATTGAAAATAAATGTATAACTGCTGCAAGTATAAACATATTAACCATCATCTCTTGTTTCCTAGCGGGTTTTAATGGTGGGTATAAAGGCCAAGTACCAACATTAATAACTACATTTGAATTTACTGCTATATTCTGAATTGAACCTGGAGCTGGAATAAGTGGTATTGGGAATGGTCTCATTTGTGCTCCTGCCCAATATGCTTTTACACCATTACCAAATTCATTTACTAATGAAAAATCTACACCAGGTGGAGTTATCAATCCTTTTAATAATGCAACTCTAAACAAAGTTTTCATCAATTCTAAATTACCACTCTGAACCGATTCAAAATTTATAAAATCCTTTCCCCTTTTTACACAAGCATCATATTCCTCTGCCCATATCGTTGCTACCTCATTTATATTTAATGATGGATTAGATACGGGATTTGTTTTTCTTAATATGTTTGCTTTGAAAAGTGACCAAGACATCTCTATTTAGTTATTTTTTCTTTTTTGGATTATCTGGTAATTTCTTTTTTTGAAATTTAGGAACTGATGGTAACTTTGGTAAAGGAATTTTAGGTAACTTTGGAAGTTTTGGTTTTTCAATTTTTGGGACATCAGGTACTTTTGGTGAATCAATTGGTACTGATTTTGCAACATCACCATCCTTTCCAGTAATAGATGATAAATCCTTAACTACCTTTTTAACCGAACTTACTTTATCTTTTATGTTATCTAAAGCCGCCATTATTTTAATTGTACATTATTACTCAACATTGAGTTTAATTTTGTTTTTAATGCTGCAAACTGAGCCACATTTGTTGGACCTGGTGAAGTTGGGCCTGCTGGTGTTACATATATTTGTTGAGAAATTAAATCCAACATTTCACTTAATAACGATACTAAAGTTTCTCCCTTTGGAGCGGCTTCTAAATCACCATCAGTACCCAATGCAATAGTACCAGAACCAATATCTATGTTAAAATCCCTATCCTTTGTATCAACAAATATGTTATCATCAGTAGTGATATTGATTCCTCTACTAGCATCAATTGAAAATTGACCATCAGTAATAAATCCAATATCCTTTTTAGCTACACCAATCATTTCAGCATTTTTTGCCGATAATATTATTCTATCCGAATTTAATAATATTTGATTACCTGTTAGTTCCGATGGATAGTTAAAAAAAGATTCGTATGAATTATCAACTGGTAATGTATAATTTAACAATCTTTGACCACTACCTAAAAATATAATGTTACCATCATTATTTACATCTTCTTCGGTAGATAATCCTATATTTTGGTCTAGTGATTCACCACTCTCACCATTTCTTATCGTTATTGTTGGTGAAAACGAATTTTCAGAATTATTATAACCGCTAAATCTAATAGATTGGCCAAATCTACTTTCAATTAAATAATCACCCTCATATAACTTTAATTTATGAATATTTAATTGAGGTTCAAAATAACTACCTAACTTAGAGGTATCCGTATCATCTAACGAACTCTCACTTCTTGTTATACCAGTAGATTGTACTTTACTATACTGAGATGAGGTATTTGTATTAGCCGCTTTTTCTT